CCATTAGGGATGTCAGTGGTTAGAAACCAGTTCCCTGTGTCAGTTAAGTAATGGTTAACTGCGTATCCGCCGGGAACCACACCGTTGCTAACGATAGCATTGATGTCGTTATCAGCAGTACCCACTCGACCCTCAGTCTCCAACAAACGAGTTGCAACGAATTGCAAGTCAGATGGGATAATGAGTTTCTTAGGACGTGCAGAGATTTTTAAGCCACGCTCGTCAGTCCACTTACCAATCTGAATAACTGCATTCTCAAGTGAAGTTTCGTTAAGGTCAACGTCACCACCACTGTTTGAGTTAACGCCACCAGATACTAATGGATGAGCTGTGCCTATTAAAGACTCGCCATCACCATAAGTTTGGGTGAACGCAGTGTTCAGGATGTTAGCAGCTTTAACCTGCTTGGTGTACGCCATAGCGCGAGCTAATGCTTTAGTGTAACGACCCGATAAAGAATCGTACAGGTTATCTTCAATCGCTTCTTCAGTGATTGCGAAACCCATAGCAACAGTTTCGTGCGTGTAGCGTGCAGTGAATGCTTCTTGCGCTGTATCGTATTCGATAGATGCGCCTTCAGCTTTTGTGCCTGCTGCGCCGAAGCCAGACAATTTAGTTTCTTCCTCAAACGAGCGGTCAGAAGTCTCTGTTTCAAAGATTTCTTTATGCTCTTCACCGTACTTGGCATACTCTAAACCAAATAAGGCGTTAAGGCCGGGTAATAGCTCCTTGAGGAGCTGGGATCTTGAAATAGCCATAATTTAAAACTCCGCTTATTAAGCTAGACCTAGTGAATTGTTATATGAATGGACACCAACGTTGTACTTAACCAAAAACTCTGGGTAAGTGTCAGTTTCAGTTCCGGGGACAACACCAATAACTCTAAATGCAAGAGTTGCTGTAGCCGCAAGAGAACCACCGTTAGAGCCTACGGCCAAAGCCATGGCAGATTTACCAGTAGAAGTACTACCTGTGAAAGTAGAAACTGCACCGTTAGTGCCAACGCAAGCCGCTGCGCCGCCAGTAAGAGAGCCAATCGCTGCTGCACCTTGGATTTTAAACACAGAGTTCGGGTCGTCATTTACCAAAAGTTTAACTTCTTTAGCACCACCACTAACGAGGTTTGCTGGAAGAAAGTTTTTGAATAAAAGTTGGCCTTCGGCACTGATGTAGCTACACCCTTGACAAACACCTACGATGCCCGCTGTAGGTTGTGAAGATGTTGCTGCAAGGTTTTGGGCTACTGGAGAAGCTGTAACACCGGCAGGTAAACCCGCTGTGCTTAAAGCTACTAGTTGGCCGTTAAAAATAGCAGTGGCTACGTTTGCATTTACTGCAAACTCACGTAGCGTGCCGCCTTGGTATGGCCCGCCGCCGATCAAATTGACCGGAAGAAGCCCGTATGGAGAAGCTGTAGAAGCCATTTTAGAATTCCTCTAAAAAATTAAGTTAAGTCTGTTTAGCCTTTGCCAAACGAGACTGACGTTTTCCTATCATTAAAGATAGGCATTCGTGGATCATTTTCACGCATCAAGTTGTTATCCACTGCATTCATCTGATTTTTAGTTTCCTGAGCATAGTATTCTCTACGCTGCTGTAACATCTCATCAGGCATCTTGCATAGCATTAGACCGCCAATAACAATGTTGTCTTTGAACTTATCGCTCTCAGTAACAACCATTGTGATCTCGGGGTGGTCTTCTGCGCGTACGGGTACCCAACCTTCGCGTAATTTTGAGTTAATGTTACCGGCATCGGTAGCGCCTAACGTACTAATACGAACCCATTTGAACGCATACCCCGGTTCTGGAGTTGGTTCAGGTAAGATGCTTGGGGCTTCCCATTGTCTAGGTGCCGCAGTTTTCTCACGGGTTTCTTGGTCGCGTTTGATTCTATTATCAGCCATGTTACACATTCCTCATTGATTCTTTCGCAATTTGACTTGCGTATTGCTCTAGGGATAGACCTAAGCGGCCTGCGAGTTTTATTTGTGTTGCATTTAACCGCACCTTTTTAGGCGCAGTACTCCGCGATGCGGACGCAACTACATTGGCTCGTTTTTTGGATTTCTTAGCATCCTCGAAGTTATCGGGGAAGAGTTGCCTGACGCGAGAGTTTATTCTCTCGTAGTACTTGTCGCTGGTAGGGTCGAGACCCTCTTTGACTAATTTAGTATGCAGCCCGAGTGCATAGCTGGTCATTTCGTCGTCGTTACCGAACCAAGCGTTGGCTTCCTGCCACTTCGCTGCACGTTCGTCAACCACGGTTGCGGGACTATTGTCTACAGAATTTACACTAGCTTCTGGGGATTGTAAAGGCTCAGGCTTAAAGTTTTTTACTTTATCGGCCTTTATCTTTGCAGATGTTAACTTTTCCTGCGCTTCCATGACTTTTTCTGAGTCTCCCGACTCATACGCGTCTTTATACATCCTTTTAGCTTGTAACACCTCAATGGCTGTGTTCCGCTTAGCCTGCTCTAGTAAAGCTCCTTGTTTTTTGTCGTTGTCCTCTCGCAGGGTTTGGTTTTCAGCGGCCATACGTTGTGCTACGGCTTGTAATTCCTTTCGCTCACGCTCGGACGTTTCTTTAGCCCGGCGTTCAGCGTGTACTTTTTTCTGGATTTTATTAATCCGTTTTTGTACTTTGTTGCCATAGCTTTCAAGTTCTTCTTCCGTAATGTCATCGTCGCTTGATACTTCAATAGGGTCGTCTTCGACTTCCTCTACTTCAATTTCGTCGTCATCATCTTCGACTTCGACTTTGACTTCTGGCTCTTGCTCCTTTTTATAGTCGTCCTCGGTTTTCTTACCACTAAGGTCAATTTCTACGGAACCCGAGTCTTCGATTTCTATTTCTTTATCCTCACCTTCGTGGGGGAATTCGTACTTAACTTCTTCAAATGGCATGATGTTCTCCTTACGCGTGCGTGATGCCACGAGGGTCGCCAATAACGGCCTCAATGGAATCATCGTTCATTAAACGGTACTCTTTACCAGATACAGTAAAGCGCGTTCCAGTGTTCATACGAAACATTACGTAGTCCCCGACTTTGCACCATGGTTCACCACCAAATCGGTCTTTGTCGGTATAGGCTTGTTCGCCCATATCTATCACAATGCCCATAATAGACATGATGTACTCACGTTTAAGTACAGAGTCAGTCTTGATAAGACCACCTTCATACTCAGTTTCTACTTCAGGTAGTGCTACCAGCACGCGGTAGCCTACAGGTTTAGGGAGTTGCGCCTCGAAAAGCGCTTCTTCCTGTTCTTTCCGTATGTGCGGAGGCACAGCGAGGATTGAATCAGTCATCATCTTCTTCCAAATAGTTTTTAGCGAGGTCTTCGATATGGTTTAGACAGGCATCGTATCCTCGGGTTTTACCTGTTAGTTCCCTGTATTCAGCGAAGTCTTTAGCCCCGCCTCCACAGAGAAATTCTTGCAGAGAGGTTTTATCCTCTAAGATTTTGTCGCGCAGTACGTCAAATACTGTTTTAGCCATTACTTGTTACCTTTTGGTTTGTTAAAGAACCTGTCCATAGTTTCTCTACGTTTAATATCTGCGGCTTGTTCTTGTTTGTCCGCTCGCTCGTTGGTAGCTTTCATCACATCTAGGTCTACCTTGGTAGTGTCGCGGCGACGGTCTGCGGACATCTTAGCTCCCGCTTTACGCTCGTCTAACTCCAACTCAGCTTGTTCTATCTGCATCTTCATCTCAGCTAACTTGGCGTCTAACGTTAGTTTCTGCTGTGCGAGTTGTGCGTCAGTCTGATCTTTCATAGCCTTACGCTGAGCTTCCGCTTGCGCTGCTTGGGCGTCTGTCTGATCTTTCTGCATCTTACGCTGGCCATCTTGCTGTTTGATCTGCATCTCTTGCTGCTGTAGCTGGAACACAGGGTCTTTGGCTTGCTCTTGCGATTTCTTCTGTGCTTGCTCTTGCTTATTAGCTGCTGTTACCTGTCTTCCTGCCTCAGATACTAAGCGAGCCAAGTTGACTTCAATGTCTTCTGGCAACTCAGAATCAGGTGCGGGTAATGGAACACCAAGTTTTTCTTCAATCTTCTCTCTATATAAGAAGGCTGTGTGTTCAGCGATATGGGCTTGGATAGAAGCCGTAATCTGCTTAGCTTGCGGGTTTTGCCCTATAGCTGCGGCAATGAAGGGGTCTTCAAGGAACGCTTGGTGTGCTGCGATGTGTGCTTTATGGTCTTGGTAGATAAACGCCTTAGCAGGGGTTCCGACCAACATAGCCATGTTTTCACTAACTGGGTCTTTCGGTGTGGCTTTGTCCGAAGACGGTACTAGCTTTTCAGCGTTCTTTACGCCTAACACATCTATCATCTGACGATGTAGTTCCGGTAGGTCGTATATCTGTGGCGCTTGCGTAGACATCTGGAGGACTGTCTGATACTGAACAACACGTTGTGCCATGGTTGTGTTGTTAGGATCACTTACAGGTATAACCTCAGTCATCTCGTAGTCTGAACGTTTTGCGTTAACTTCCCCACGATGAGGTTGGTACTTATATGAGGCGGGGGCGTGCTCAGCCATTAGTTCTTTAAGTAACTTAAACTCTTGCTTCATGGAGTAATGCACACGTGCTTGCACCGCAGCCATAGGCTTGAGCGTACGCTCTAGGATTGCAAGAGTCGTGCCAACTGGGGCATTAGCGGACATATCTGAGATGTCCATATCTGCGATAGCGCCTAGACGGCGACCTTCAGTCGTAATCTTGTCCAGTAACGCAAGCAATGTTTGGCTTGGTTCTTTGTACGGTAGCGGCATGATGTTGTCGCGAATCGCACCAGACGGCACATCGACATCCTTCCACTCCCCCGGCTCAATCGGCGTATCATCACCTTTTATACGTAGCCCACGGGCCTTCAAGCCACCCGGCAGGTTAGATAATGTACCTGCGTCAACTAACTGGCGGATGATAGACGTACCTGCGCGTGCGTAGCCACCAATGATATGGATTAGACCCATACCGTAGAAACCAAAGCCCGGAACGTAGTTGTAGTGTACGAAGTGGTTACGCTTAGTATATAAGTCGTCTTCCGCTTCCTCGTCCCAGTTGCGGCGTATAGCTAGTACTTTGCCTGTACCCTGCTCTATGGTAACTACGTACGGTTTAGCAATCTCGTCTTTATCGTCGTCTAACTCTTCTATAAACAAGTCAGCGTGTACTTCAAACAAAGCGAAGCGGTTGTCGTCATTGACTGAGTAACCACCTTCTTCTGCCTTACGCTCTTCAATGTCTGTATGGAACGCTTCTGGCTCACCTAACTCGATGTCCGCGTAGAAGCCTATAGACTGTAGCTTTTTAACTTCGTTAACGGTCTTACGCATGATATGGGTCACACGCTCAGCAGTTTCTATAGTAGAAGCACCATAAGGTACGATAACGTCTTCTGCTGGGATGTAGTTCGCGCATACGCGACCCATGTTCGGTTCGTAGTAAACCTTCTTAAAAGCAGAGCCTGATAGACCTAAAGAGTATAAGAGGCGCTCGTGCTCTGGACGATACTCAACCATGTTCTCGGTAAGTTCGTAGTTCATGTCAGCGCGCACGCGTTCTGCGGCCTCCATCTTGTCGTCGTCTTCTTTACCTAGCACTTTAGTTTTCACAGGGCCAGCGGCAGGAAACGTCTCAGACATAGCTTCTGCTTGGAACCGAATAGCCGCTTCGGCAAGTACCGTAGAGTACACACCACAGGCGTTTTCCCATGGCTCTGTACGTTCTTCGTACTTAAAGCCCAGCACATCAAGCCCATCAATATAGGTATCTGCCCACTCTTTACGGCCTTGGATGTCTGACTCG